AGTTGTTAGGGCTAAAATTTGCCTGTCATATTTCTTGGCGAATCCTTGTCGAAGTTCTGTTATTGATTCAAGTTGATATGGTCTTAATTCTATTTTCATATTTTTCTTTTTGTTGCGGTAACTTGGGTAACTTGTGGTAACCTCTAAAACAATTTTACAAGTTACCTATTTTTTTCAATGGTGTCGTGGCTTCTGGGTCATGGTAACCTTAGTAACCTTTAAATTTTAATATTATATATATAACACTCATCACTTGCACTGAATTTTATTATGTTGGCTAGATTAAAACTAACTTTTTTACGGGTTACCTAAGTTACCTTTAAAAAGGAAAGTCAGTCTTTTCAACGGTTTCAGCGGTAACCTCTTTATCATTCACTCTTATACATTTGTATCGTTTTTGATTTACACCGTTGATTTTCTTCTGACTTGCACCGCCTAAAACGTTTTTTAATTCAATACCAAATCGTTTTATACTCATGATTTTCTGTCTTGAATTCGTTTCGATGTAGTCTTTTATTTCTGTTGATGTTAAAAATTCAGCAAATCCAGCTCCTTCTGTTGCGTTTTTAAAGAACTGACTTATCAATTCCCTTTCAAACGGTATCTGTTCAAATCCACTTGATATGATCCCAAGCTCGGCTAAGTCTTCGCGTGATAGTCTCCATTCAAATCCAGATTCATATAATCGAACCATTTCCATAAATAACTCATCCTTATTGACTGAATTATAAAGTTCGTGATCTATTGATAGTATATTTACGGGTAAAATTCGAGTGTTTCCAGTTGGATCGTTTACGATGTTCGGATCATTAGACGTTCCGCAAAGGATAGAAAGCCGCTTAAAATCTTCATTGAATCGGCCATAAGGCGCACGTAATGAAAACACTGATTTACTCGTCAGCTCCTTGAAACGCTTCTCATCCTGTTTGGATTTACCGCCCATTTCGTCATCCATTACGATTAGTTTCTGAGTCATTAAAATTTCGTCGTCTTTTCCAGCGTCAAGTTTTGATTCGGCGTAATACTTTCCAATTGACGCTGGCAGCAATCGGCGAAACCATTCAGTTTTTCCCGTATTTTGTCCACCAACCAGAGCCAAAACCGAACGAACTGGATTCCCGTCATATGCTGCAATTATCGAAACCAGCCATTTTTTAATAAAGATATCGTGATAATTCGTATCAGTTTTGATTGAGCGAATAATATTGTCAATGTTTCCGGTTGCGTTTCGGTTCCTGTTTTTGTCAATATATTCTTCAATAGGGTTAAATTCTGGAATCATATCGGAAAAAATAATAGTCGTCACCAAGTCCTTTGTGACCTCTTTTGAATTGAAAACCGATCTTGCACGTAAATAGATTGTATTCAACTTTGCCTCTTTTATTTCGTTTCCGTTTTCTTCAACTATTTTCGTGATTGAATTTAATTTCATCGGGTGGTTTTGTCCAAGCCATGCAATAAGCGATTCGATGAGCTGTTCGGGATCACTTGCAACTTTCGAAAGGTCGATGTCGTCACGATCAAAAACCTCCTTTGCGATTACTTCAGCGTCCTTTTGTGACATGTTTTCCAATTGGACCAATTGCATTTCAACACCCTCTTGACTTCGCCCTGTTTTTTTCGCCAGTGCTGCAAGTTGAACAGCCCTTTCGTTATTCTTTGGCATTTTCACACCTACTTCTTGCATCATAAAATAAAACGTTCCAACGGTCACGCCAGACTTTCCAGCACCAGAACAGCAACGATCAAATTGTTTATCGCATTGCTGGGAATCGTATTTTTCAGATATTTGGCAAAGTGAATGAAAATATTGTCGCCCATCTTCGCCGAAACCGTTCGCAATTGCAAAGCCTAAGCGCAAATATGATTCATAATCGGGTGCAATGTCTATACCTGACTTTGTAACCTCGTTTACCATTTCAGCAACATCGGAGCCAGTTAGCACCGTCGGAATTGATCGTATTTTTTTAGGCTTATTTGATTTTGTTTTAGATTTCAGCGAACGAGTATTGATAAACAATTCATCGTCGAACGATACAAATCGAAGTGAAGCGACATTTTTCGGCGCTGGATCGACTGAAATTCCATAATTCGCAAAGTAATAATTCGATAACCATGCGTAAGACTCTTTATGTTTGTCTGGATTGACTCGGACAATCACAGCGATTCCATTTCCACCAACCGAACGGAACAAGGCGTATGTATATCGGTCTTCCAGTAAAGCGGTTTTGTCGTTGAATTGGTCAATATCAATACAGATAAAACCAGAATGTTCACACAAAAGATCCTGTTTTCGCTCCTTAAATACACCTCCAATTGTAACCATTGGAAGGCCCCGTTTCAATTTTGATCGCTTATCCTTGTTTTGTTCCTGGCGAATTGGTTCAACCATGTTTTTCCACTTGCCATATTTGACTCCGTTTAAAAAGTCATCCAGTGAAATCACTTCGTCGCACATGTGCGGCTGTCCTTTTGGTGGAAAGGATTTAAATAATGAAATATTGCTCATAATGTAGTATGAAAAAAGCCCGTAGACGTAACAACTGGATACAACAAGACACAACAGGAACGGTGCGAATTGAGGGTCACGAATACGGGCAATAAATGTTTTTTTGTCATGTTCCTGATTTATGATTGATAGATTTCCACGTCTATCGGTTGCAAATATAATAGAATTATCTATACACGTGCTAATAATATGTATATAATTTCAATTATTTTATGCATAAAAAAACCGACTCAAAATTAATTGAATCGGTTAAAGCTTAGTAAATCTAATAAGTGGTAAAATGTCCGATCACAAATATAATAAAAAAACCGACTCAGTTGAACTAAATCGGTTTTAATCGTCAGCATCCGCTTGCGCAGTGCGTAACTGGTGGTAAATTTCTATGTCTCATGTTGTGTAATGTACGAAAAAACCCGTCACGAATAAACGTAACGGGTTAAAAAAAGTCGTCTATACCTCGGGCCGACTCAGGCGCATTACTTTTTTATTGTCCAGTAAACAGCAGTTAACACATTAAGGATTTAAACCTTCCTCCCGTCGCTCGGGGCGCTCATCTTTGAGCTATTATGCCTTTTTTTGTTTACCTTCAAGCACTCTTAATCTCGAAACATCATATAATATTTATCAAGTCTCAATTTTGTTCGCTCAACGTAATGTTTAACACCAAGATTCATGTATCGAACCATATAAACCCAACCCGTTTTTTCGGTGTGATACATGTCGACAATTATTCCAGCCGTGGCCTTGTTGCCATGATTTGAAATAATATCAACCTCCTGGTTCAATTTATATGGTTGTTTCTTGTAACCCATTAGAAAGGAAGATCGTCGTCGGTGTCAGAATCGTCGCCCATTTTTTCCGCGCTCTGTTCGGTTGCCGTAGCTGGTCCCGAAGCGGTAATTTTCCAACCAACCAAAGTATTGAATACTCTAATTGGTGAATTATCGTCTTTTCGCCATTCACGGCCCCGAATATTTATTTCAACAACAACTTCTTGACCATCTCCGAACGAATCCAGCATTGAACAATTGTCTTGTTGAAATTCAATACAAATCGTTTGATCGTATTTTCCATCTTGGACAACTAGAATCAATTCTTGCTTTTTGAATTTGTCCGATACTTGTTGAACGTCGTTTATTCTTTTTATTGTTCCTTTCATAATCCCAATCTAGTTACGTAATCTTTTGGAGCCTTATTGAAATCACGTATAAACGCGCAAATAAGTTTCGTTCTGTCTGTTTTTACTTCGCTACCTTTCAAGTCAAGAATAGCTTTGTCGAACTCAACCGCTTCGGGATCGTCGACATTAATAATCATTGTTGTTTTTCCTGTCATGTTACAAATGTATATAATTATATTAATATAGCGTCATAAAATTATGTTAAAAAATAAACGCCTTTTTTCATTGTCCTTTATATAATTATATATATCTTTGACACATGGAAAACGAATTAACAAAAGCAGAACAAAGCGCGGTTGTATCAAATACAACCTATCGGATCAATAAAATTACCGAATCAATAACTGAAGCGAAACTTTTAGGAATTGATACGGGATATTTCGAAAAGGTTCTGGAAGCAGAAAAAAGACTTGAAAATAAATTAAAATTAATATTTGGATTATGAAAACACACTGGAAAAAATTAAACAATTACGATTATATCGGGGCCTATTCTTTAATGAATGGCGACGACAAATCAGAACTGGTTGTGACAATTGAAAGCGTATCGCAACAATTAGTAACGGGACCAAACAACAAAAAGGACGAATGCCTTGTTGCAAAACTAAAAGGTCAAAAGCCGTTTATATTGAACGCAACCAACGCGAAAACGATTACAAAACTTGCAAATTCCCCATATATTGAGGACTGGATCGGAATAAAAATTATCCTATACGTTGCAAGTATTCGCGCATTTGGCGAAGATGTTGACGCGCTGAGAATCAAACCAACATTGCCAGCAAAAGAAAAATTAACCCCAAAACACCCGAAATGGGACGGGGCGAAAAAATCGATTGTTGCTGGATCGGTTACAATTGAACAAGTAAAATCGAAATACGAACTGTCTGATAAGGACGAAAAATTATTGACTGATGGAAAATAAACGGGACCAACAAGCATTTCCAACGGGAGAGACTGAAGATTTCGATCCAAGAGAGGGTATGAATTTAAGAGATTATTTTGCTGGACAAGTAATGTCAACTTGTACTATTGGGTTTGATAATGAGTCAATAGAAAGACAGGCAGAAATAAGTTACAGAATGGCTGACGCAATGATGAAGGAACGATATAAAAACAGATAAGATGAACAATAAACAAATAGCAAACCGATTCAAGATCCGTTGTTCGGCAATTGGCAAGATAATGACCAACGGGCGCGGCAAAGAACCGAAAATGGGAAAAACCGCGCAATCATACTGCCTGGATTGGATCAAACAACAGCCAGAATTTTACAACCGACGTCGCGAATTCAGCAACAAATACACCGAAAAAGGTCTGATTGTCGAAGATCATTCAATTGACTTTGTGGCCGAATACCTAGATTGTGGAATGCTAATCAAAAACGAGCAGCAATACGAAAACGATTTCATGACGGGAACACCTGACATTATCACAATAAACGAGATTATCGACGTCAAGAACTCATTCGACCCGTTCACGTTTCCACTGTTTGAAACGGGACTTCCTTCAACAGATTACTGGTGGCAAGGGCAAGGATACATGGCGCTAGTTGGGCGAAGCAAATACGAGGTGATTTATACCCTAATGGACACGCCTATAAATATCATTGAACGTGAAGCGCGTGCGTACTGTTACAAGAACGGTTTTGATCCAAATGACGCGGAAATAATGGATCGACACGTTAAGCAAATGACCTACGGCGATGTTGCTCCAGAGAATAGAATCAAAGTGTTCCCGTTCGATTTTGAACAGGGCGCAATTGATCAGATTGAAATTCGCGTGAAGGAATGTCGTGAATTTATATTTGATACACTTGAAAATTTGATACGATGAATGAAATACTAGCGATACAAATGGGATGGATATTCGGCTGCTTACTTTATCTATTAATATCATTTATAGGTGATAAAATCCAATATCATAGATACAAACGCAAAATGAAAAATTATAAACCACCAGAACCAGCGAAATGTCTGGGTAAACCGCTTATTTTTAAAAAATAATCAACTTTTCTCATTGCCGTTTATATAATTATATATATATTTGACTCATGGAATTTAAACAGAAAAAAGAAGCGGTTGCAATTAATGATTTTTGCACAGGATATATTGAACTTGATTCAAAGGAGTATGATGTTACTTGCAGTATATTATTTTCACTAAGTAATGACGAACAGGGTAGTTTTTCGGAGTCTGAATTGTATAATGTTACAGAATTAATCGACACCGAAACGGGTGAAGATGTTTGCATCACTAAAGAAATAAACGATCTAATTATAAATAATTTGAATTATGGATATTAAAAACGAACGTCTAGCAAAGATTCAAAAAGAAATCAAAGCGAAACACCCCCAAGCATCGCAACGGGTAACCCAGCAATTAACAATTGCGGCAATGGCAAACGAAATCTTGTCAATGGAGTTAGAAATAAGCCAATGGAAAGCAATGGCGCACAAACATCAATTATAATGCTAATGAGATTTTACATATTTATAACAACATTAACAATAATGTTTTGTGTCGAACTATACCTTCGAACCGAACCAGAACCAGAACCAACCCACGACAACAAACACACAATTCGCGGTTGCATTGGCAGTATCGAAGTGAATGATACGGTTTACACTGTACCGCCTACGGTTCATATTAATCCGCTTACTGGTGTGGTTGATCGGTTTTGTGAATAACGACCTGTGTAAAATGCGTATGTAACATAGTGAAATATGAATTATAAACAATGTTATCGTTTCGTTTTGAGCGTTGGCAGTAAACTAATAGATATGATGATAAAAAATATAGGTGAATCTAATCTTAAACTTACTCGCATTGAAGATAATGGAGTTCCAAAAGATAGATTTTTAATAAACACAGGCGATAAGAAAATAATAATCAAAGACGGTTTTGTAATAGGGGGTATAAAAGTCGTAATGAATCCCACAGAAGAAATATATCTACTTCCAAATAAAAAGATAGATTTTATTTTTGATAAAGTGATTGATGGGTATATGGTAAAAAGAAATTAACGATAACGGTAAATGTAAAAAGCGTTTTAATGATTTTTAAATAATGTTATAAACTGAAAAATTATGGCTAATAACAGATTATATTTAGTAGATACAAGCACAAAGGAGTATTTATGCCTTGCAAAGGGTTGGGGGTGCGCTTGGAACACAGGAAACCTAGATTTATACCAAGAGTTTATGAGTGAAAGGTTTAATGATGGTGATGACAACACCAACTTGATTATAGGAACGGAAAATGATGATGATTTCTATGATAAATGGATAGTAAACGGTGAAAATTACAATACAGAAAATAAGTGGGAATAATTTAATTATTTATAACGCCCCTTGTATGGTGGCGTTGTGAGGAACGAACTATGCACTATACAAATTGTTGTAGTGCGTTAATTTAAACAGATAATTATGGAATT